ATTGTAATATGGGTGGTCTTAAACCAGGTGCAAGGTACATTTATGAGAGAACCAGAGGCGTGACATATGCCAGAGAGTTTGGTGCAGATCCCAGCACCAGGGAAGCTATAGGCTGGCACTATGATCCCAGTGATCCTAATTTTGATCCACGCACCTCGGATGGTCGTCCAGTACACGATCATATAATGGAAAATAAACTTTGGGGAGAAATTCGGCGAGAAGCTAAAACCAATCCCACTTTACAAAAGGCCTTGGATCGTGCTATAATGATATACAAGTTAAGCAAGGATAAATTATAATGACCGTAAAAGTTGCATATTTTGCACCAACCATTATTGCCATGGATGATGTGCCCGCCGTGACATTTAGTCAAATATTCAATTTGGTAGAAAATCTACATGGGCATCCTGAATTGAATGACAGCGGCAATCCTCTCATCAGCATAAGAGGAGGGCAACAGATTCAAGTGTACCCAAATGAACTCAATTTGAATGTAGACTGGCTTATTGCTTATATTGAACAGATCTGCAAGGGTTATATGGAGATAGTGTTGCAACAGAGCGGCACTGAGGAAATGAAATTTGTCAAACCAGTAGTTACCAGCATATGGACCATTAGACAATACCCCGGTGACTATCAAGAAATGCACACACACCCGGGTGGCAATCTCAGTGGCAACATCTACGTGTCTACGCCCACGTTGGAAGACAACAGTTTGTCCAGTGATTGCAATCTCCTGTTGAGACTGCCACAAAGCAAAGACATTACCAAATTTATCATGAATGACACTTGCAAGTACAAACCAGAAGCAGGTACAGTGATCTTGTTCCCCAGTCACATTCCACACACCGTTTATCCATGGAGAGGTGAGGGCCATAGGACTGTGCTGGCATTTGATGCTATACTAAGACCCAAAGATGAGTGAAAAGATTGAATTAAAAGAAAAAATCCAAGCAGTGGATCAAAATGTGCGTGAACTGTGGGACGCCATGGATGCTGATCAGCGAAAAAGTCTAAAGAATGAATTTTATATCTTGAACAGATACATATCGAATGCCAAAGGTGCCAACAGAGACGTGCAAGAACACTTTGTGCTCACTGTGAATGAATACTTCAATAAGCATTGGAACAGTCTCAGCAAGCACCCTAAACTCATGTGGTTGTTGCTGTGCATGTGCAGTTATGACGGCAAAAAAACGTTCTATCATGAATGGCTTGGCAATAAGAAAAAAGACAGTAGCAACAACAAACGCACTAGGTTTTTGTCAGAAATTTATCCAGATAGAAAAGATGATGAAATTGAATTGATGTCAAAATTATACACTGACAAAGAACTCAAGGCACTGGCTCGAGATCACGGCATGGATGAGTCCACAATTGCCAAGAAACTGAAATGATGAGCTTGACCAATCAAACTTACGTTTGCCAATACTGCCAGCACAAGTTTACTAGAGAAAAAACTTTGGCGGTGCATGTGTGCGAGCAAAAACGCCGAGCCCTTGCCAAGAGTGAACGGCATGTGATGCTGGGCTATGACACCTACAATCGATTCTATAGACTCACACAAAACACGGAAAAAGACAGGACCTATGATGATTTTGCCAAGAGTCCTTACTACAACGCATTTATAAAATTTGGCAGTTTTGTCAGCAATGTGAATCCCTTGTATCCTGACAAGTTCATAGACTTTGTGATCAAAAGTGGTGTGAAGTTGGATCACTGGTGTCGAGATGAACTGTATGATCAGTATGTGATTGATCTTATCAAGCGCGAACCAGTTGAGACTGCTTTGGAACGCAGTATCAAGCACATGATGGAATGGGCAGACAGCAACAACTCTGTTTGGAATCATTATTTCTTGTATTGCAGTCTCAGTCGAGCCACATTTGATATCAAGGACGGCAAGGTCAGTCCGTGGCTGGTAATCAACAGCTTGAATGGCAGAGAAATGTTAAAAAAGTTCAATGATGAACAATTGGCAGCTATTGGCGTCATAATGGATTTGCCATTCTGGATGAACAAGTTTAAAAAGCAACCCAGTGATGCGGAATTGGTCAAACAAATTATCAAGGAATCAAACATTTAGCATGGATATTGACATAGATTTTTTTGATAGAACGCAGGCCTTGAATATTCTCAAGCATGTGGACGCTAGACTAGACACAGATAAAAAACACAACACTGGCGTGTATTTTCAAACCATACCGCACAACCCCATAACGGGCATCAGCACTATAGATTACAAAACGGCGGAACAGAGAGGCTATTTCAAGCTCGATTTCCTCAACGTAAAGGTGTATCAAGGCGTTAATAGTAAACAACATCTAAAACAATTGATGCAACAGGAGCCGTTATGGGATCTATTACTACAAGACGAATTCACGGATCTGCTGTTTCACGTGAATGGACACGGCAGTGTGCTGAGACAAATGAAACCCACAAGCATAGAACAGCTTGCGGCAGTACTGGCCATGATTCGACCAGCCAAGAGATATCTGATTGGGAAAGATTGGTCAGACGTGATGAACGAAGTTTGGCTGAGACCAGAAGGCGATGAGTATTTTTTCAAGAAAAGTCATGCAACTGCCTATGCTGTAGCCATTGCAGTTCAAATGAACTTGATTGTGGAAAGTATCAGCTACGAGTACTCTTAGGGTTTCTAACTAATTGTACGCTTTTGCGTTTCACACGCTTGAGTGTGAGGTTGAGGAGGTTCACCACTGGACCCAACAATACTCTAACGTCCTTGCTGTTGAAGGTCTTGATAGCATATGCATATGGATGTATCTGTTCTCGGCAAAATATGCTGATAGGAAACTGTCTATTTGATTCCCACCACCAAGTTTCACCTATCTCTAAAAAGATAGTCTTTTCAGATTCTGTTTTAAGAGCATTGAGATCGTAGAAGCTGGTTACATATTGATCTTGGTTGATTATGATCCCCACGTACTCCTCGTTACCGTAGTTTAGTACCGATATAAACGGTAGATTTTGTGTTACATCATCTCTCAATTTGGCCATAAATATACTAAAGGTTAATCCTGTTATATGCAAAAAATTCAAAGTTATTTATATCCTAACAGAGTAACGATTATAGCCGATCTGGCAGGATTCACAACGGAGTATACAAACGTGTATCAAAGAACAATAAAAATTTATCAAGGTGTTGACAATGTCATACAGTTTGATGTCAAGAACGCAGATCAAAAACGTCTGGATCTCACAACCACAGTGGGCGCTCAAACCCTAAGTCTGGCTGTGATAGATGAAGGCAACAAATTGGTCAACACATATGCCATTACTCCGCTAAATCAAACCACCTACAAGGGACTGGGCACAGTGACCATTCCAGCCACAGACTTGGCTAACTTGTACAGTCCGCAAAATCTCAAATACAGCGTGATCAATACCACAGCTGGCATCAAAACACCCTTGTACACGGACAGCAGGTTCAGTGCATTGGGCACCATAGAGTTGGTTGGCACTGCTGTGGCTGTGTCAAGACCCAGTCGAATGTACAAAGATTTCACAGCAGAAATTGACCTTAAAGGCCTGCCGATTTATCATAGTAGTTCAATACCTGTAACATTTTATGAAGCAGTTATCACATCTACTGTGAATTTGGCTATCAGTGTTAAAAACTTCATAGGCACCATATGGCTAGATGCCACAGAACAAAGCACCATAGCTGTGGAAAGTTACAGAGCGGCAGGAAGACCGTTTGGATCATGGAGCACCAGCGTGTTGTACACAGGTACCATACCATTTGGCAGCGGTATCAGCGTGGGCAGATACAGATACGTAAGAGTGAGCTATCAGAGCCAAAATTCACAGGGCACAGGTGCCGTGTTTACTATCAGCAAAAACAACGGCATTTATGCCGTGACTGGCATTGTGAAAGGCGGCACAGGGTACACTGCAAATGCACTAATTCTGGTACCCGGCAGTCAATTGGGCGGTATTGATGCGGTTAATGATGCTCTAATAACCGTGACCAGCATTGCTACAGTGGGCTCCAGTTATTCTATAAGCTCAGTGACCAGTGCAAGTGTTTCTGGCACAGCCACAGCAGGCTTCAGTGTGTTTCAAGCAAGTGGCTCAAATTACTCCGGATTGATTGACACCATCACTGTTTCATAGTATAATTGTGTCATGAGTCTTATCTCCGACACACTTAGACAACACTTGCCCGGCAAGCGCAAAACCACACCCAGTGGTTGGATCAGCTTCAATGCAGTGTGCTGTGACGACAAGCGACAGCGTGGTGGTTTTATTGTCAACGCCGGCGATGCAGTCAGCTATCACTGTTTCAACTGTGGATTCAAATGCTCATGGCAGCCAGGCCGACACATCAGCCAAAAAATGAATCAATTCATGAGAGACTTGAATATTGCTGATGATGTTATCAATCAACTAAGGCTGGAAGCACTGAGACTGGACACCGCTACCTCCAGTGAAATACGCACGATAATCCCAAAATTTGACGATCGTGCTTTACCATTAGACAGCGAAAGTCTAATCACGTTGTTGGACAATCCGCCGGATAAATTGATACCAGTGCTAGAATACATGGTGAGTAGACGGCTTTATCCTGAAGACTTTCTCTTCTATTGGACTCCCAAGGTTGGATTCAGTAACAGACTGATCATACCGTTCATACACAAGGGCAATATAGTAGGCTGGACGGCACGGGCGATAAATGATGCAAAACCCAAATACTTGAGCGAACAGCAACCTGGTTATGTATTCAATTTGGATCATCAACAGGATGCAAGACAGTTCGTGATTGTGAGTGAAGGTCCTTTTGATGCACTAAGTATTGACGGCTGTGCGCTGTTGGGTGCAGAAATAAAAGACAGTCAAAATTGGTTGTTAAAACAGCTAGGCAAAGAAATTGTATTGGTGCCAGATAGAGACTCCGCAGGCAAAGCCACACTGGAGCAGGCGCTGGAACTGGGATGGAGTGTTAGTATGCCTGAATGGCCTGAGGGTGTGAAAGACATCAATGACGCTGTGATTAAATTAGGACGTTTAGCAACATTATGGATGATCGTGCAAAGTAAAGAATCAAACAATTTAAAGATACAGCTAAAAGCTAAAAAATGGTTTAGGGAAGAAACATATGAGTAGTCATACAATAACACTTATAAAAATAATTATAGGTTTGCCCAAACGTTTCATAGAATACATTCGGTTCAAGCGGCGAATCAAACAGCTCAAAAAACAAGACCCATACATATACAAATGATACACTGGGGAATAACTGCGCTTAATCACGGAAGCAGTTTAGCTGTGTTCAAAGACCACAAGCTGGTTATGCACAAAACTAGCCCTTGTGATGAATTAGACAGCGAGCTGACTGTGCCTGCACTTAATTTAGGCAGTCCTGATAGGATTTTTTGGTATGAACGACCTTGGATCAAAAAAGCCAGACAGATACGTGCTGGACAATTTAGCACTGCCATGGATCTTTCAACCCTGCCCAGCAGACATCTACGTCAATTCAGATATGCACCGGTCATTTACACTCCACATCATGCCAGTCATGCAGCCGCTGGTTATTATACGAGTCCATTTGATCACTGTGCAGTAATAGTGCTTGATGCCATAGGAGAGTTTGAATGTGCCACTATCTGGGAAGGATCAAATGATAATTTACGCAAGGTATGGAGCAGAAGCTACCCCAACAGTTTGGGCTTGTTTTACAGTGCATTTACACAACTGTTGGGTCTTAAGCCTATCAAAGATGAATTCATACTTCAACAAATGAGTGATCAAGGTGATCCACGCAGATTCTACAACAGTGTGCGCAGATATTTTGGTCATTGGACCCTGGATCTGAAATACAATTTCCATAGAGGTGTGCAGAATTGGTACTGTGATCTAGGAAACTTACAAGACCAATGTGATTTGGCGGCGGCAGTTCAGCGTGTATTTGAAGTGCAGATTGAATATGTGCTGGATGAAGCACACAGCCGTATAAAAACAGATTGCTTGGTGTACATGGGTGGATGTGCCATGAACAGCAAGGCCAATAGTCGATATGTGGAGCCCAAATACAAGTATCGATGGAGCTTGCCCAACCCGGGTGACCCTAGTAGCAGTATAGGTGCTGTGCTGTATCATACCAAACAGCGGGTTAACAACTGGCAATGGGAGCCTGTAAAACATCTTGCTATAAATGTATAGAGATAGTAAAATAAACTTATGAAACAAAATACAGATTACGGATTTGATATACAAAAAGTATATCTAGAAATGATGTTGAGCGATGCGGCAACATTTGCCAGATGTCAGGCGATCTTTGACTTTTCACTATTTGATAGAAAACTGCAACAGGCAGCAGAATTTATTGATCAATATGTAAAAGATCACAATATAGTACCTACTGAAGAGATTGTGAACGCGGCCACTGGCAGCACATTCAAGGTGCCAGCCAACTTGCAGGAAGAACACTTTGATTGGCTGTTGAATGACTTTGAAACATTTACTAGACACAAAGGATTAGAAAAAGCCATATTAGAAAGTGCTGACATGCTGGAGAAAGGTGAGTATGGCTCTGTGGAAGAAAAGATCAAGGCCGCTGTACAAATAGGCCTGCAACGTGACATGGGCACTGACTACTTTGAAGATCCACGCGGTAGACTCATGCGCATCAAAGACAAGAACGGACAGATCAGTACTGGCTGGAAGAATGTTGATGACAAACTGTTTGGTGGTATGAATCGCGGAGAACTTAACATATTTGCGGGCGGTTCGGGTGCTGGTAAAAGTTTGTTCCTAGCCAATCTTGGAGTAAACTGGGCTTTGGCAGGACTCAACGTGGTGTATCTCACGCTGGAGCTAAGTGAAGAACTGGTCAGTATGCGGGTAGATGCCATGATCACGGGACTTGCCACCCGTGAGATTTTCAAGAACATTGATGATGTAGAAATGAAAGTCAAAATGATTGGCAAGAAGAGTGGACAGTTCCAAGTGAAGTATATGCCGTCTGGGAAGACCGCAAATGACATACGTGCTTATCTTAAGGAGTATGAAATCAAGATGGGCCGTAAAGTAGATGTGCTATTGGTAGACTACTTAGACTTGCTCATGCCCATTGGCAAAAAGATTTCAGCAGAAAACTTGTTTGTGAAAGACAAATATGTTTCAGAAGAACTGAGAAATCTAGCCATGGAAAAGAACTGTTTGTTTGTGACAGCGGCACAGTTGAATCGTGGCGCTGTGGAAGAGGTAGAATTTGATCACAGCCATATATCAGGTGGACTCAGCAAGATTCAAACAGCGGACAATGTGTTTGGTATCTTTACTTCCAGGGCCATGCGTGAGCGTGGACGCTATCAAATTCAGTTGATGAAAACACGGTCATCCAGTGGTGTGGGGCAAAAGATTGATCTTGAATTCAACATTGACAGTTTGCGCATAACCAACTTGGATGAAGAAGACGGATATGGCAATGGGCATACTCAAAGTGCAGGATCCAGTTTGCTCAACAGCATCAAGGCCAGACAGACTGTGGATGCGGATTCCGGCGAGATCAATCCTGCCACCGGCGCTGCCTTGCCCAAGGTCACTGCCAAGGTAGAGTCCAGCAAATTGAGAGAACTGCTCAACAACATACA